ACCGCTCGATTCAATACACGCTGAGAGAATGGGCGGCGTCTTTGGGTTACTCGATGCGGGAGGCGGGACAGTGAGCGACGACGTGCAGCGCGACCTCGGTAAGCATGAGGCTGACATTGAGCGGCTGAAAGAAGATGTATCAGCCATGCGAAAAGACCTGCACGAGCTTACGCAGATGTTTGCGGAGATTCGCGGAGGTAAGAAGGCTGTCGGCATTCTGATAAGCGCCGCTGCCACGGCCGGGGCATTCCTCGGGTGGCTTGCTTCCTTCCTGCACTCAAAACCGGACGGCATACCATGACCCCCGCCTATCTCCGCGAAGTCATCGCGGGCGGGACTGCCGCATCGTCGCATCGTTTCGCCTTGGTCGTTTCTGTCCTGTCACTTGGCATTTCAACCATCATCCTATCGGTTGCCGCATGTTTTGGTCAGGACGTTGCGCTTGCCCTTGGTGCCGTCACGGTGCCGCTCGGTGGCCTTGGCGGGTTCGTCTATGGCAAGGCGCAGCCGGGGAAAACGCAGGAGACGCAGTCATGATGCTGTCCGCACACTTCGCGCTTGCTGAATTGACCGTAAGCCAGATTGCCGCCCGCAATGGGATTGACAATACGCCGAATGAGGCGCAGACGGAAAACCTGCGGCGGCTGGCTCAAACGCTTGAACAGGTGCGGGCCGTACTTGGCAAGCCGGTCACGGTGAATAGCGCATTCCGGTCTATCGCCATCAATTCCGCCATCGGTGGTGTTCCGACTTCAGAGCATTGCGACGGGCGCGCGGCTGACATTATCTGTCCGGCTTACGGGACTCCGTACCAAGTGGCAAAGGCTATCGAGTCGGCCAATATCGACTTTAACCAACTCATCTATGAAGGGTCATGGGTGCATATCAGTATCCCGAAGTATGGTTCGGCACCAAAAAACATTATAATGACTGCTAAGTTTTCTGGCGGAAAGGCAACATACAGGAACGGACTTCATGCGTAGGAATGCGTCATTGTGCGACAAATCTTGCGCTCTTCTTTCTGTCGTATACATGACGTGCAAGAGCACAAGAGATATTGCAAAAATGACCGGCCTATCAGTTTACAAAGTAAACAAGTCGATTAGGCATCTTGTCACTTTTGATGCTCGCCAAAGGATATCATCCAAAGCGCTTGGGCGAGAAAGCAGCAGGAAGGGCGTTGTAGCAAGCGAAGAGATAAGAAGGAAGATTTCAGAAAGCAGGATTGCCATGTATCAAAACGGGTACAAAAGCCCGTCAATTGGCACAAAAAGAACGGAAGAGTCTCGCGCAAAAATGAGTGCCGCTAGGCGCGCATACCTTGAAAGAGCGCCGAAGAAATTGCGCGTAAACGCAAAAAGCGAAAAGGCAAAGGCGAGAGAGTCTGCAAGATCAAGGTATAAGTCGCTACTTCGCAGATGCCTAAATGGGAAGCAAAAAAACTCATTGTCAGTATCAATTCTTGGCTATACGGACAGGCAGCTCAGGTCGCACATAGAGTCAATGTTCACGCCTGAGATGTCTTGGTCTGCAAGAGAAAGTTTCCATATAGACCACATCGTCCCTGTGGCGGCATTTTTCGATCATGGCGTAGATGACCCTAAAATCATCAGTGCGCTTGTTAATTTGCGGCCAATCACTCCGGCAGAGAACAGGGCTAAGTCTGACAATTACGATAGGTCAAACTTTTTGCGCGACCTTGATTTAATCAAGGCGTCATTGGCTAGGGGCTTGGTTCTGTGAGCATCAATCACGCAGCCGGCCTAGCCTTCGCCATCGGCCTGATTCTGGTCGGCGTGTTTTTGGGCTGGCTCGCCTGGGGTAATCAGGTCGTAGCCATACAGGAAAAGGCCGCCGCGCCTGTGTGGCATGACGACGGCAGCCTGACTGCTATCCGTGACCCGAGCGCAAAACCTGACCTACCGGCACCTACGGCACCGCGAGGTGGCACGCTGATTAGGACGGTTGAGGTAACGGTGCGGGCGAAGCCACCAATAACCACCCATAAACAGCCCATAACAGCACATAAAGAGCCAAATAAGGACGGTACGCCATCCTTAATTAACGGCGATAGTAAAGAAACGATAACGGCTGAACCTTTCGTATGCCCCGCAGTCACAGCCCGCCTTGATTTTCGCAAGTATGACGACGGCATCCGGGTATCGGTGCAGTCTGACGGTGAGGTGTTGGACGCTGTAGACATTCCCCGGTCTACCATCTTCGTGCATGACGTAAAGCAGAACGTGGTCGGCTTCGACGTTTCCGGCGACCGCAAGACGCTGCGCTACGGCCGTGCGCTAGGTGCCGTGGATGTGGGCTTACAGGTCAGCGAGGAAGCCGGCGACCTGACGCATGGTGGTTTCGTTAGTTTCAGGTTCTGACCTCCAGTCGCGCAACCGTTGACAAGTCAATAAGTTAGCGGCGACTATCAAAGCCCGGTCACAATTTGAGCGGCACGCATGGACGACCTAAAGGAGTTCTGCGAGACAGACAGGCAGCGGCAACTCATCGCAGCCTACACAAGGCTAAATAGCCTACGAAAGGCAGCGCACGAACTAGGGATAACCGAGCGCAACGCCAACCACCTACTATCCCGCATCAAGGCCAATGCCGCCCGGCGTGGCTACTCTCCCAAGCACGATTATGTGCATCCCGTACCAGAAACCCACCAACTACGCGGCGCGTCCATCCTTTACAACAAGGACGGAAAGCCGATTCAATCGTGGGTCAAGTCCGAGCTGATACGCAATTCGCCGGAAGAAATCCTCCGTGCCGCGCTTGAAGCACTCCGCGACGACATACCAAAGGCCAAGCCCGTCCCGGCTCCGCGCGCCACACTCGCCCACCTACACAACCTCTACCCTATCACCGACTATCATCTAGGCATGTTGGCGTGGGGAGAGGAATGCGGCGAGGATTGGGACACCGCTATTGCTGAGGAAACCATCATCAAGTGGTTTGCCGCCGCTATCGAGGCGGCTCCTGCTGCGGAGTCCTGCACATTTGCGCAAATGGGCGACTTCCTGCATTGGGACGGGCTGGAGGCACTGACGCCGGCCAGCAAGCATGTGTTGGACGCTGACACCAGGTTCCAAAAGGTCGTCAGGACTGCCATCCGCGTCATGCGCCGCATTGTGGCTATGCTGCTGGCCAAGCACAAGCGCGTGCATGTCGTCGTATGTGACGCGAACCATGACCCGGCAAGCGGGGTATGGCTGCGGGAGATGCTGTCCGCGTTCTATGAGGCCGACAAGCGGGTTAGTGTGGACAACTCACCAGACACCTACTACGCGCACCGGCACGGAAAGACCTTGCTGATGTTCCATCACGGCCACAAGCGGGCTGTAAAGGACTTGGATTCTGTTCTGGTCGGCAAGTTCCGCGAGCAGTACGGCGCGACTCAATACCACTACGCGCACACGGGGCACCTACATCATGACCGGCTGGTAGAGTCCAACCTCATGCACATAGAACAGCATGAGACACTAGCCCCGAAAGACGCCTACGCCAGCCGGGCCGGGTATCTGTCGAAACGGTCGGCAAAGTGCATCACCTATTCCTCCCTGTATGGCGAGGTTTCCCGCATCACCATACGCCCGGAGATGCTGCGATGACAGTCAAGGTTCTGCGGCCTGCTGCCGAGTTGTCGCCGGAACAGGCCGAGTTCGTGGCCGATCTGCGCGCGTTGCTGGAGGATGCTATTGCGGGGAAGGTTGTAGGGCTTGTCGCCATAACAGTGACGGAAGGCGAGGAATGCGGGTACTTCCTTTCAGGCACGCTGGAGTCGATAGGCGAGACCTACCTAGCACTTCACAACCTGGCCGACATGCTTCGGGTTGGCGACCTAGAGTCCATGCTCGGGCTTGAGGACGAATAGGCAAAAAAACGCCCCGACTAGCGGGGCGGAAAGGCGCTTCCGTGCGCGGGAGTGTACGTCAAGAAAAAACGCGGATGTGTTACTGGCCTGACTTGCTGGCGGCGAGCATGTCGATTGCGAATCGGCGGCAAAGGTCAAGCCGCTCGGCAATCTCTCTTTTAGACAGGTGCTCGTTCCATCCGCGATTCAGGTCGATAACTGCGTGCGTAAGACTTGTCGCTATGCGCAGGCGCTCGTCCGTGTTGCTGCACTTGCAGAAGCGGGCCGGTGCGGCACCACGGCAGCAGTCTTCCGACACCGCCAGAGCGCGCTTATTCCACGCTTCTATTGCCGTAGAAACGCTGCTCCAATCCTTCCCACCAACCGTTGTAAAACACTTTGAGCAACGGACTACCGGATATGCCCTGTCGTTAGGGTTGTACGGCGAGTCCTTATCGCATGTTCGTTCACTTGCATGCCCTTCGCCGCCACAAAACGGGCACGGTTTCAATTCATTCGTGTCAGCCATTGCTACGGCCCTCGCTATCGGTTGCGGAGAGGATGGCGCGGATACTGTCTACTGCCTTTAACGCATCATCTTCGCAGACAATATCGGCAAGCACAGATCGTATATGTTCCACCGCTCCCGGCACGGCAGGCTGCGCAATCGCCACATTGGCACGCAGGACGGCTGCACACTCGCGCAGCATGGCTCGCACCGATTCTGACGTTCCGTGCGTATAGTCGTCGGCCATAGACTGCGCGCGGTCAGCCAGCGCCGTGTTATCAATCTTCTCACTCATCTCTCTCACTCCCATTGAAGAAAAAACGCGCAGCCGGCTGAGTCACCGGGGGTTCTGCGCGTGTGAAACTGGAACCTGCGCATCCGCCAACCCGTTAATCCGCCTCGCCGTGGAGTCTATCAGCCTTCTAAGTTCTGCCGGGCCGATGTAAACGTCACGGTCTAGCACTCGCAACGCCATCAGGCAGGCGGATAGGCGTTGGGCGTCGGTTAGATGGCGCATTAGAATAGCTCCGCCTGTTCCGGTTGGCGTTTGGTCGTCGCGCGGCGTCGTGCGTTGCCGGCCCATTCCAGCAAAGTGAAGGCAAACGGGCTTCCGCGCAGACGGAAATGCCTTGCCTGACCTAGCAGCACACGGCAGTAGTGCGCGTCAGCCTCGCTCATTGTCCAATACTCCACCGCTTCCACTTCACCGAGTCATACGACCTGCCAAGCTCCAGAGCGCAACGAGCAGGGCCTAGCCGGTCATAGTTCGCGGCGATGAATGACACCTCCCGCGTCGTGTACCCGCGTTTAATTCCCTTGTTCGGCTTCGGCTTCCGATTGGCAGTAAAGCACGCTTTACACTCTGGCCGGCGGCCCATGATTCCAGTCGAATTGCGGTAGAAATCAGACAGTGGCAGGACTTCGCCACAATGCTTGCAGCACTTGGTCTCCTGGCTCATTCCAGCCCCCTGCGGCGATGCCACATATATTCCTCGCCAAAGCCCGCACGCTTGCACACAATGTCAAACTCCCGCGTCAGCGAGTGCAGGTCACGGCAGACGGTCGTTTTGTGTACCGTGAAGCCGCGAGCCATCAAGATTCGGTGAACGTCGCTGGTGCTGACCCATGCGTCTGTCGGAACGGCTAGAATCATGTGGATTAGCCGCATTGCTGATGCCTTTGCGGATGATCGTTTGTTGGTCACGCTCCGTCGTCCTCCGCTGACTGCATAGACTCAGCGACACGGATAGCAGCATCTACAACGGCGCGATGGATTCCTGCTGCGGTGCCGTCGTGCGGAAAGCTTTCTAGCTCTTTTCTATAACCGGCAAGCCATTCTTCAATGTCTACCGATTGCGGCCCAACAGAAACGAATGTGCCGGCCTTAAATCCGCCAACATCTAATTCCAGGCTGCACATCCATGCAATCACATCCCAAGCCTGAAGCGCGTCTTCATTAGGCCGGAAAATGCACTCGTTAGCAATAACACGCACCACCCCATACCCGCCGGAATCGTCCAGCGTGACCGTGTACCCCATCGCTCGCGCAAGGGTGGCAAGTTGTTCAATCGTTGGCTCTTTCATGCTCCGTCGTCCTCACTGTCATTGTTGTAGTTCTTCCGCAGCCCGCCTGTGCCGTCCTGCGGTACTGCCGTCGATCTTTCCCGCTGCCACTGACAACCATTGCAGCCTTCGTCCGCGTGGCTGTCATGCTGGCAGCGTCCGTCCTCTTTCCAGCCTGGCGGGTTGGGGCGGTTGGCGCAGGCGTACATGCTCACCTCACATCCCACACAACGCAAATACCGACTAGCCATATCACGATCACGGTTAGTAGCACGTAGGAATAACGGTCACGGTTTTGCACGGAAGCTCCCCCTGGCTGCATCTTCGGACAGGGCGCGCTCGCGGGGGTGCGGAGACTCAAGCGCGGCTAGGAATGCGCGCGATGCTGCAACACGGCACCCGTCGATTTGATGGTCTAGGTTATGGCTCTGGCAATACCCATTGCTGTCGAATCGGCAATCTGATTCTGTTACGTCAACCATTGCGCGCAACAGATCAACTGCATCGGCAAATGTTCCACGTTCAGTTACCGCCTCCAGCGCGGCGACGGCGGCGTCAACACCATCAATCCATCCGGCAATCGGGCTTTCGTATTCTTCGTCTTTCAATGTGTCGGACAGGAACCGGCGAACATCGCGCAGCACCTTCGCGGCTTCTTTGGCTGGCATGGTCATGGGGTTGGCTCCTGTTTCTTGTTACTACCTATGCCTAACAACCACTCAGTGTTTATCGGTTGGTAGCCTCCGTCTGGCTGCTCAATTTTCCTAGAACCGCAATACTCACAGACAGAGTAGGTCGTAAACCCTGTTGTCCATGCAACTGCCCACCTGTGGAAAAGCCAGCAACGTTTCTTTGTGAATGCAGTAACTTTTAGCCCCATGTCACTCACCTCCCTTGCCGTCGCCGGAGGGGCGGGCGGCATGATCTTCGCAAGACCTGCATACGGGCTTCGGAAACCGAGACAGAAAAACTCCGCTGCACACTTGGCATCTGCATTGCCACATTCTCACCGGAGTCACGTCGCACCTCCCTTGCCGGCTTCCGCTGGGCGGGCGTAAGCGTGAAACGTCATGGTCGCCTCTGGTCTGACGGTCGCGCTGCCCAGCAGCGCCTCTGTCTCCGCGTCGTAGATGTGGACAACGATTTCCCAGCACTTCGCCATCCACTCCCAGCCGTCGCAGTTATCCCATTCGTACTCGGCCGCTTCCTCGGCAATGTCTGTGATTTCGTCAGGCTCGCACCGGCTTTTGATGATCGTCCAATCACCGTGGCCTTCAATCTGGTAGGCGTACTTATTCACGCTGGCCTCCCTTGCTGGCGGCGAGCAGGGCGGATAGCGCGAGGTGGATTCGCTCGCGCTCCTGATATAGCACAAACTCGCAGCAATGCTCGTCTGGCGTAATTGGGTTTGCACCGCCAGCGTCGATGCGTGGGATTTCGCGGTCGAACCACGCGGCAGGGATCACCACAAACCCATCCGCCACCGCCTGCGCAGGCTGGCGGGCGCGGAGAGCGGCGCGTATTTGTTCGAGCGTCTCGGCAGCCTCTTTGTAGTACTCGGCTGATTCGTAGCGATACCGGCATGACTCTGCGCGCACTTTCGATTGCGCGTAGTCGGTTACCAGTTCTATCAAGGCATCATCAGCCAGCGCCGCGTCTGCCGGCGGGGTGGGTGAGTTTGAGTAATCCCGCAAAGCATCGCGCTCTGCTTTGCATGAATACCCCTCTGCCTCCAATCGCTGAATACAGCGATCAAGCATTTCTAACAGTTTCGTGTCAGCCATTGCTGTGGCCCTCTTTGGTGTTATTTCCAGTTGCACGTTATGCCGCCCGCGTGTCCGTGCTTATACGCGGCGCAAACAGTCCCGTCAGATAACTGAATCTCACGCACAATACCGGTAGCACCTACTGGTTGCGTCCCGCTTTCATACTTGTCTGATCCGCATCCTGAAAGGAGCAGGAAGAACAGTGTTATGGCTGCCAGTTTCATTTCTTCACCTCGCTATCGGTTGCGGAGAGGATGGCTTCACGGAGCTTCCGCTTATGCCAGTGAATGTCAGACTCGCATACCGGCTTTCGCAAGTCTGCCGCGTCAATCGCCGCTATCAATTTGCGTGCCGCCACAACAATATCCTTCACCACCGCTTCCGGCACGGCAGGCTGCTGGACGGTGGCGGCTAGTAATTCATCCAGCGTTTGCAAGTCGACGGTCAGAACCGTGTAACCGTCATCATTGTTACGTCGTGCTACGAGTTTTCGGCAGACATCCTCAATGCTTGCAAGTCTGCCCCTACATTCTCGCTCTGTCGTCCACGCGTAATGCACGTCATCGCGCAGTCGATCAATGCGGGCACTCGCCTCATTCAACTGCCGCCGCGCTTCGGTGAGTTCGGCGCGGAGGGTTTCATTAGCGCCGTACAATTCCAGCAACTCCGGTAAAAGCCCGTGAGTGTCGGCGGCTTGCTCAAGCAGTCTTCTGTACTCGCTCATTTACTTATCCTCGAACGGGGCCGGGCGTGGGATGAGCGCAAATGGTTCGCCAACAAACTCACGCAAGATTCCTGCGCTCAAATTGACCATCGGTTCTTTTTGGTGTAATCCATCAAATTCAACGCCGTAAGCAAAGGCTTCCTGCGCCATAACGCTATCAATCCAGGCACGCTGACGGGCTACTGTGTCGCGAAGGCGGTCGTATTCGTCCCGCGTAATGTGCGAGCGAGACACCGGCACGTCGTTGCCTGACGTAAACCGCAGTTCAAGTGCTTTCAGTACGTCGCTCATTTCCCATCACCCCGCTCATGCGGCTTCACCGCGATACACTCAGCTTTGATACCGCCATCCGCACGCTCGCAAGGATTCTCGCTCCATACAAGCGCGCACAGGCAACCTACAATCAGCAGCGCAATGCCAGCGCCGGCAGGGGTGCGGAGGATGCTCATTCCGTCACCTCGGTAATCGTCAGCGCGTCGAGTTCGTCCTCACCGCAGGAAGGGCAGGTAACCGGGCGGCTGCCTTGCACTATTTCCTCGTCGCCGCATGTGTCGCAAATAACCCGCCACTCCGGCACGTAATCCGGTTCACACTGCGGGTCAAGCATCTTCAAGCCTTCGTAGTCGTGGCGGTTCATTGTGCTTCCGGGGCCGGCAGTGCCAGCAGCTCGGCTTTGCGCTGTTCCAGGTTGCGGACGGCCTGCTTAGCCTCGACAATCTCGGCGTCGATGGCGGCGACGTAAGCGGCAATAACTTCGTCGGACTTGCGCGGCGTGAACGTGACGGTCAGGTATTCACTTACGCGGACGTATTCCTTGCACGGCTCAAGGTCGCTTGATGCAACATTTGCGCCGCCGTATTTGTTGTGCTTGAACAGCGCAACCTTGTGCGTGAGTTCTTCAAGTTTCATTGTCTCTCCCTCTCCGTTGGTGGCAGTCTGCGCTGCCGATGTGTGAACAGTAATTCAGCGCGACCAGTTGCGCAACTGTTTACGCATTGCCGGCCGACGAACGGTAGTTATTCAGCGCGCGACGCTTGGCGAAGTGCCACTGAACTTCCTGCCGCACCACATCGCGCAGCGCGACAGGAACACTGTCTAGCCGGTTACGCCGGGCCTCTGAGTCAACACCGAGGCTGACCCATTCGGCCCAAAAGGTTACCCGCCATTCGTCATCGCGGGGCTGCTGCACGGAATGGAACCCCTGGGCCTCTGCGTTCGTCGCGTCCCTTGCTGAATGGGCGACCGCGCGGGCGACATCGCTTTTTTTCGGGCCGATCTTTTGGCTCTATCCGAATCCCCATGTACCTTGCCTTGTCATAAACCTGTTTAGGGTCTAACCCAAGCAGTTTGGCGACGCCTATCCCGCCGATTTTTGGGTATTCGGCGCACAAAACGTCCAGCCTGTATCGCGTCCATACAAGTTCCGTCATGTGTTGTGGCACTCCATAATTCGACGCACGGCGTCAACATAGAACGACTGCGCGGCCTTGCACTTGGCTACGATCTTTTCCTCTATTGCCATGTCGCGCTTGTAGACAATCTCGGTCACCCGCATGTTCTCGGGGATGTGGTCGACGCTGTGCAACTCCGGCTGTTCGTAGCCGATCAGGTCGTCTGGCGTTGAGACAAGACAGAAAGCGATGCGCCATTCCGACACATCCCATAGGCGCATATAGCCTCTGGCTTGGTATTCGTAGTCGATGGTATCGCAGTCCTCGACCAGTACCGGGAAGGTTGCCAGTGACCAAGAAGTTTTCACGTCTACACCGAAAGCCCCTGGAACGATCAGGTCACACTCACCGGTAAGCAGTCCGTCCTCCCTGCGCTCTGCGTTTTTTTGCAGGCTTGTGAAGTTCACGGCGTTGTACAGGTCTATTGACTGCTGTTCGCAGACTATTCCCTTGGTCATGTACTTTGACGTGATTTCCTCCTGATAGCCGTACACGCCTTGCTTGGCTAGGTTCGTCAGGAATGTCTTTGCGCCAACGGACAGAGCCTCTGATTTCGACTTAGGCTCGGCCATGATCTTGCTGAGTTGTGAGCAACGGATAAGCAGGTTCACTGTGCTGTCTCCTGCGCCGGCTGTTCGAGTGCGATGGCATTGACCTGTTCTGCCTGCTCATCGGTCAGGGCGAAGTCGTTTAGCAGCGCCTCTTTGGTGAATGTGCCGGCCTTAACCGACGCAAGCGCGCGTGCAAAACGCTCGTCGGAAAGTGCCTGCTTCGCCGGCTTTGAAACCCTGTCCCTGATTCGCAAACACTCGACCGGCTCGCCTTTCAGTTGAGTCATGCTGGCGTACAGCGTGATTTGCTTTCCTGCCCAGTCCTCGATGTATGGCCCATAGAGCTTGGAGATGGTCTTGCTGTTCGTTGCGTTCAAGATCAAGGGCTTCTGGCCAACCAACTGAGCAACTGTGCATTCCTCCTTCTTCCCGCCGGCCTGCGCAACCATCTGCCTGCCAACTGACCTGATGGTTACCGTCAAGTCTTCTCCTGGGTTGAGCGAATAGGCCCCGATGTAGTCCGGGTTAACCAGTTTCTTCCAGTGTGTTTTCTTGTCTGTCATTGGTTTTCTCCCTTGCGGCACCGCGCCGCGAGTTGACATGGTGCCGGCGTCGCTGTTACTTTGTCAATGCTTCCGATGGTTTTTTTATAACACAGGGCAAACAATGATGAATGTCAATAAAGTGCGATCAATGCTGCGGTTTATGAATCTGCGTCAGGTGGCGCGCGAGACCGGGCTACACTACAACACCGTCCGTGCTATCGAGTCAGGCAAGACGGCACCAAAGCCGGAGACCCTGGCCGTGTTGTCGTCGTTTCTTGATCGTCACGCGAAAGGGAAGATTGCGCCGGTATAACCGTGCCGGCATAATTGCGGAGGCGGCTAGTCTTTGGCCAGACGAAAGCGGGGAACTACTGGCCCCCGTTGCCGCCGCCTTTTTCGGCCAGTGTCACCCAGTAGGTGAGCCATGACCATGCGCTATAAGGCCATCGGCTCCCAAAGGAGCAGCGATGAGCACCAAATCCCGCTTGTTCGTTAAGGATTGGCACGAACACCAGCATTATCGCAACAGACGCCCGCCGTGGATAAAACTACACCGGGCGCTGCTTGACGATATGACATTCTCAAGCCTACCACTGTACGCAAAGGCAGTATTGCCGATGCTGTGGCTGCTTGCGTCCGAGTCTGACGACGGCTCAATACCAGCCGACCCTGCCGCCATTGCCTTCCGGCTTCGCATTGATACGGCGACCGCTGAAAGTGCTTTAAGTGACCTTGCCGATGTCGGTTTTTTGCATCGTGCTAGCAGTGTGCTAGCAAGTCGCAAGCATGTTGCTAGCGCAGAGACAGAGAGAGAGGGAGAGACAGAGACAGACCTAGAGATAAATCAAAAGCCCTTACCAGAGAGTAAGTATCTAGGTTTAGATATATATACGCGCGAGGGCGGCTGCCATGACTAACAGGCCACTCCGCGACTACCAAGCGCAGGCGATTGCCGCCGTCCGTGATTCTCTGGCAAGGGGGCATAAGCGGCCCGTCATGATGCTACCAACAGGGGCAGGCAAGACCCGCATTGCCGCAGAGATTGTCCGTCTGGCAAGGGCGAATGGCAGGCGCGTCATGTTCGTTGTCCCTGCGATCAGTCTGATAGACCAGACAGTTGACAGTTTCGCCGCTGACGGGATTACAGACGTGGGGGTAATTCAGGGGAGCCATTGGATGACCAAGCCGGAAGCGCCAGTGCAGGTTTGCAGCATCCAGACCCTAGAGCGCCGCGACTTGCCTGTCGGCATAGGGCTTGTGATCGTTGACGAATGCCACCGCACGTTCAGGTTCCTGACCGAGTGGATGGCGGATTGGTCGTCGGTTTCGTTTGTCGGCCTTTCCGCGACGCCGTGGTCGCCAGGCATGGCGAAGCACTGGGACGACTTGATCGTCGGCAATACGATTCAGGGGATGATCGACGCCGGATACCTTGCGCCGTTCCGAGTCTATGCGCCTGGTCACCCAGACCTTTCAGGCGTCAAGATCGTTGCCGGCGATTACCATGAAGGTCAGTTGGGCGATGCGATGGACAAGGCACCGCTAATCGCTGACATCGTTAGATCGTGGAAGAATCTAGGCGAGAACAGGCCGACGTTGCTTTTCGCAGTGAACAGGGCGCACGCCAAACACTGTCAGTTGCAATTTATCGACGCCGGGGTTCCTGCTGAATACATTGACGCGCACACGGAGCCAGAGGAACGCAGAATCATCGGCACACGGCTTGCGCGAGGCGAGGTTAAGGTTGTTTGCAATGTCGGCTGCTTGACAACAGGCGTTGATTGGGATGTCAGGTGCATAGTTTTCGCTCGGCCTACTCGATCAGAAATCCTGTTCGTTCAGATGGTCGGAAGGGGGTTGAGGCTTGCAGATGGAAAGTCTGACTGCATACTGATAGACCACAGTGACACGCACCAAAGTCTAGGTTTTGTGACTGACATACATCACGACACGCTAGACGACGGAAAGAAAAAACCGAAGGCGAAGAATGAAAAGCCAGAAAAACAGCCGAAGGAGTGCCCGAAGTGCCATTATCTTCGTCCAGCAAAAACGCCAACATGCCCGGCGTGCGGTTACGTTCCTGCACCGCAGCATGGCGTTGAGCATGTTGATGGTGAATTGATCGAGGTGACAAGATCAAAGGCCAGTATGGCCGAGAAGCAGGACTGGTATTCTATGCTGTTGTTTCTTGCAGACAAGAACGGCAGGAAAGATGGATGGGCTGCGCACAAGTACCGCGCAAAGTTTGGGGTATGGCCAAACAAGTTGAGCCAGGCGCGCAAGGTTCCGACAGCCGATGTTGAAAGGTTCGTCAAAGCTGAACAAATACGATGGGCTAAAGGAATCGAGGCGAGGAACAAGGCGAAAGAGCCGGCATTGACAAAACTTGATGAGATGTTCGCAAGATGAATAAAACAAAAACAGTAGATGCGGCACGTGGCCGATGGGTTGGTGTGTTGACCGCGCTTGGAATTGACGAAACGTTTCTGCGCAACAGGCACGGGCCTTGTCCGATGTGCGGTGGTGTTGACCGTTTTAGGTTTGACGACAAAGAAGGTAATGGAACGTGGTTTTGTAACTCATGCGGAAGCGGAAGGGGGATAGAACTTGTCATGAAGTTGCGCGGATGCTCATTCCGCGATGCGTGCGATGCAATAGACGGCGTTGTCGGAAACGCGAAGATGCAAACTCGGTCTGTATCAAAGGGCGACCCGAAGTCTAGGCTTGCTAGAATCGCGTCTGAATTGGTCATTCCGTCAGGCGACGTTGTTTCTTACCTTTCCGGCAGGGGCCTTCGCGTTCCGCCTGGAGTCAAGATGCACCCAGGATTGATGTATTACGATGATGGAAGGCCGACGCAGAAATATGCTGCGATGGTCGGAAAGATGGTTTCCAGCGATGATCGGGCTATAAGCCTTCACGTCACATACTTGGCCAATGGCAAAAAGGCGCAAGTGCCAAGCGCGAAAAAGATGCTTCCTCCTGTTGAGTCGCTAAACGGCGCTAGCGTTAGGCTTTATCCTCGCGCGGCGTCGATGGCGATAGCGGAGGGCATAGAGACTGCCATTGCTTACACAATGCTTACAGGCGTTCCGTGTTGGGCTGCTACCACTGCCGTCCTGCTGACGCATTGGAAGCCGCCAGAAGGCGCAGAGCACATCATCGTGGCCGGGGATAATGACGAAAACTATGTTGGGCAGCACCATGCATATTCTCTCGCCGACAGGCTGCACAGGACTGGATACAAGGTTGACGTTGCGCTGCCAAAAAAGAGAGGAACAGACTGGTGCGACGAGCTGAACGATGGTGCGGCGACTGCTGGCTAGCGAACAACGATCCGGAGTGTAGATGTGAAGCGCAAGTGCAAGGCATGTCGCAAGCCTGCCGTGATGATGGCCGGGCTTTACCCTGTGTGCAGTTTGGACTGTGGGATTGCGATAGCCCGCAAGATGCAGCCGTCGCACGAAAAGAAAAAGCACCGGGAGGCGAAGGAATCTGTCAAGAGTCCGAAGGAGCTGAAAGCGGAGGTACAGGACGCCTTTAACAGGATGATCCGCGCCCGTGATGCCGGGAAGCCGTGCATTTCTTGCCGCCATCCTGACAACGGAACAAGGCAGCGGCAGGCAGGACACTATCGGACTGTAGGGGCAATGCCTGCGCTCCGTTATGACCCTCGCAACTGTCATGCGCAGTGCGTCAAGTGCAACAAATGGGACGGCGGAGGGCTTCACCCCGGCTACAAGCCAGAAATCGCAGAACGGATGGGCGCTGATGTTGTCGAGTGGCTAGATGGGCCTCACGAACCGAAGCACTACACGCGCGAAGAATTGCAGCACATGAAGCGCAAATTCAACGCGCAGGCACGCCGCTACCAGAGAATGCCGATAGAGCAACGGTGGACGTATGAAAGCGAGTAAGAACGTCAGCGGGCCTGGATCAATGCGTAATGCGCTTGCGTGGGCAGAGGAATGTCTCGGGCGAATCATTGCCGGCAAGCAGGAAGGCCGGCTGATTGTGGAATTGTTCGACGGGCCAACCGCCGTCATGCGTGGAAAGCTGCACGCGATGGTTGACGACATTGCAAAGCACGCCCGCTACTACCGAGGCGCAGACATGGGCGCTAATTTGCAAGACAGGAAAGACTCATGGAAGGCTGTTTGCGTTTCGGCTGCGACTAACGACCGATTCGTTCCAGGGTACAACGGCGGATTAATCAGTGTCCGCCCATCGTCAGAGAATCTCCGCAAGGCCCAATACTGCGATGCAATTGAAGCCGCGTATCAGATCGGCGCGGAACTAGGTGTTGTGTGGTCTGATCCTGCCGTTCGTCGGGAGACAAAAACAAGTGTGGCGCAACAGTAAAGGTCCGCTATACTGCGCAAACCGACGGGAGGAACCATGACGACAGTTAAGCGAATCAGGGCACAGGCAAGGGCGAGAATGGCGCAATGCCGGCAGGCGGTTATATCTGCTGGTGGTAGTTACATCTCAAGCCTGTTGAGTGCCGAGGCAACAGCCGCTCTTGAGCGAATCTCAGCGGGCACCACCAAGCGAGCCGCCATCGAAGCGGCCATCATCAAAATGGACAGGGAGAACAACACATGAGCAACAAAGACGGCGGGCCGGCGTTTCCGGTTCCTGAATATGTTTACGACAGCCATGCCGGATTGCGTCAGTTTTCTGACGCCATAGGCATGACCCTCCGTGACTACTTCGCGGCTAAGGCGATTGTTACTGCACCGCACAACCTGCACGACTGTGACCTGAATGCAGAGTGGGCATACCGCATGGCCGACGCCATGCTCGCCGCAAGGGAGGCCAAGCCATGAGCATCCGCCAAGCCCTAGCCCAATTCCGCCTCGGCTTCCACGACACGCTATCGGCCTTCTGGCTCTACCGCATCTGCCACGGCGGCTATTGGGTACGCCACCGCGCCGCCGGCTGGTACACCGTGCAGGCCTACAGGTTCCACGCCTACAACGGGGCCGGCGCTCACCACAGCATTGCCGAGCTGGAGGACAACTCCGACCCGTGGAACGTATGGGCAGCCCGCCTCATGGTCGGCATACTGTCCACGGTAACGATGATGGCGGCATGGGTGTGCGCGTCATGACCTCCATGCTCGCCAACGACGTCCAGGCCAAGCAGGCAGAGCGGGACAAACTCGCCGCCGACGTCGCCAAGTGGATAGCCAAGCACGGACAACCAGTCTGCCATCCGCCGACCGTGTCAGGAGAGGAACGGCAGGCGATTACCAGCGATGAGCGGCGCAAGAGGGCGCGGAAATGATCGTCAAGGGGCTGACGGCGATTGAGCAGGGCCGGATTAGGCTTATGCTTCATGCCGAGCGTTTGCGCATTCGCCGCCGCGTCCAGAGGCTGATTGCTACAGAGTGCGACGGGTTGGGATTTTCTCTTGGTTAGCGATTGCTCACTAACTGAATTGCCGTTTACGGTTGAGGCTCGCAATACGCGACGGACTCGCCACCGTAAGCAGGTGCCCGTGCAATGTCGGGCCGGCCAAGAAAGCATGCAGATTGACGCGCAGCACAAAATCCGGGCAACGCCTAGCCTTGCGACCCGGCCCATGACACCACGGTCTGACGTGGAGGTCGCCTGACAATGGATTCTGTCAGGCTTGGGGGAATCACCGAGTACCTGCACCGTCCCAAGAGGACGGCCAAACCTAGGATTAGGTCATGGGGGAAAGGCTCTTGCTGCACCTATCGACGTTAGTGGTTACTAACTTATGAGAAAGCAAATGACAGTTGGAGACACCCTGACGCGGATAGTACTCCGCTCGGTAGACCAGAACGGCTCCGTGGCAAGCATCCGCAGGGCGCTCCCGCGATGGACTCAACACGACATCATGCGAATCATTGTGCGCACTGAACGGCTTGGCCTGATAACCAAGAGGCTGCCCGGGCGATACGCGCTTACATTGGCAGGAGACTCGGTACTCTACTCATGAAGCCCTCCGCAACCTGCCACCAACACTCATGCGAACGCAGCCACGACTGCCTTCGGTACGTCAACCGGAACAAGCACCCGGAACTGCCACAGGTAGTCATTTGCGACGAC